GAAATTTATCACATATCCATTATGCAGCGCCAGGCAGCGGATGAATTCCCTCTGGCTCCGGCCGTTGCCTTCAGCTCATGTCAAGTATGGGACAAAAAAATTTTACATTAAATTTTGTTGACAAATTTAATCTACCTTGTTTTTTAATCTGCTTATTTGATATAATAGTTGTTGTTCTAAATCTTGCATTGAACTATACATTATTATTCGTTTTTGCCTTAAATCAAAAGCAATATCATCTGATTCAAATTTTGTTTCTGACAGTAAAATAGTTGGTTTTCCTATTGCATGTGCTATCCCTAATTCATAATATACATTTGGATTTCTCCCATTAATATTAACGATGACTATTTCTGATTGAACTATTAGCGATACAATATTCATCATTATATCTTCTTTTTCAACATAATTGTCTGTCCTTTGCAAAAAGATGTCAACATTGCTTAATATCTTTTGGCAATCTCTAAATAAATGTTCTCCTTCTTCAGTAAAAGGCGTCAAAAATACCGCACTATTCTTCCGTATTTCAATATTGTCATTTAACAAACCAAATTGTTTTAAAAACACTTTATAGTTAATGCTTTTGTTATTTCCTATTATATTTTGACCTTCAAAAACCAACCTGTTCACATTTAGATATTCTGACAAATCGGAATGCATCAATTCACGAGTCAATAAACTAATTTCTTCTTCCAATTCTTTCCTTTTTTTACTATATCTAATTAATTTATCTAATTTATAAGTTTCTTTCTTGCTACTATTCATGGTTCTTTGTATAAAATAGAACAACACTTCTACTATAATAGATGCAGAAATGCATATTATTATTGTTGTTATGTAAGAGTGCATATTTTCTAATTGTTTTCCATTTATTGCAAATATAGATACAATCACCGCAAATACAGAAATTATTGATGAAATTATTTGAATAAAATATTTACGCTTTTTATTATCCATTATGGGCACCTCCAAAAACAGTACATATATAAAATCCAACTGATACCAGATACATTAAAATAATTATTAACCAAATCGGCTTTTTTAACGTTCCACTCAGTTTATCATCCAACCATCTCTCAAGAGCATATTGAGCAACTAATATAATCAAGGCTATCACAATGCTTGCAATAAGACTATTCTCATCTAATCCCACTCTCTTACCGCTTATCATGTCTGAAAACAAAAATCCCATAACCAGGAAAACAAGTTCTCCTGGAAATGATACTAACATTTTCTTAAAATTTAAAGCAGATGCTTTCTGATTGATTAAAACCTTTAACAACATAACAAGCATTATAAGTATCGTTGCTATCCCCTCATATGATGTCACATATGTATTCCAAAAAAATTTTAATCCACTTAATATACAATTAAACATTTTGCCACTTCTCTCATACTATGTACTCTCTATTTATTTGCCTTTCTATGCAATTATATTCATACTCGAGATGTTTGTCCATGATATATTTTTAAATATAGAATATCTTCTACATTCAGAGTATATTAAATATTTGTATATTCCTAATTCTTGTCAAACACCCCAAAATTCTCAAACATTATCTCCACCCTATCAATCTTCTTCTCCGTATGATAATGCCCGCAATACCACTTCCCATATTCCAGCCTGTCCTCGATCCCATCCAGCCATTCCTCCGTAGACTTATCCACCCGGCTCTGGTCAACCCCGGCCATGAACACCTCCACCGGCTCATATTTCAGCGGCGTGGTATGGCTCAACACCACATCCACCTTCCACCCCAGCTTATCCAGCTGGCTCTCCACATACCTCTTAATCTCATCGGAAGGCTGTTCATCCGGCCACCAGCCATATCCATACATGAGCCGCACCATCTTATCAATGCTGTACGCCCCGCCCATGACAATGGCCTGCTTCCCGTCCAGATCAAACACTTCCCCGTCCTTCGCAAACAGCAGGCTCGGATACTCTTCTTCATAATACACCACACCACCATGCCACAGCTTTTCCTTATAGCTGTCTATGGTCTGCGGTCTCTGCTCATGGTTCCCGTGGATTGCAAAGATCGTAATCGGCAGGGATTCCAGAAACTCTTTCTTCCTCATGTCCCGGATTCCCCCGCTGAAATTTATCCCGGCATCCCCAAGAATTATCAGCGCATCATCTTTACTGGTCCCGAACCGTTTACAGAAAGCTTCTATCCTTCCAAACTGCCCATGGGTATCTCCCGTTATGTATATCATGCAATCATCCCTTCCGGATGCCCGCCGTCCGGCAGGCACCCTAATTATACCATATCTTCACTGCATTTCACCTAAAATCTTTTCATAAACGTCCCCATATTTCCAGGCCACTTCCAGCCTGTCCTCACCCATCACCTTTGCACTTGCAATCAGCGATGCCATCACCTGCTTATCATAAGTTTCCAGATGCAGGTACTCCCGAATCCGGAAAGCCTCCCGATACTCCCTCTTGCCTGCTTCCTCCACAACTTCCTGCGCTTCCAGCTCCGACACCGCCGCAGACAGCTCCTGCCTTCTGACATCCAGCATTTTCTTCCGCTCCAGGAACATCTCCCGTGCCACCTTCCCTGCCTTGTAATCCTCATAGCCGGATATCTTCGCCTCGTCCAGCCTCCTTATCTCTGCTCTCATGCCCTCTGCATCCGCTCCCGGATTCTTTCCGGCCTTCCGCCCTTTCAGCACTTTCTCCGCCTCCAAAAGAAGCTCCGCCTGCTTCCTCACAAGCTGTACCAATGCTTCCTCCGCAAGCGCCTTCTTCATCTTCACCCGGCTACACGGGCTGTTCCGGTGCATCCTCCCTGTAGGGCAGTACAGGATGCTCTCTTTCTGCGTCCCCGGACGGAGCGTCAGGCCGCAGTGCGGGCAGATGATAACAGAATAATTCCCCTTATTGGCAGGCTCCCTTTTCTTCCCCTGCACCACGCTCCGCATATTGGCATTGGCACGGTCAAATTCCTCCTGCGTCACGATTCCCTCATGGGTATCCCTGACCACAATCCAATCCGATTTGTCCACGCCTACCTGCCGCTTAGAATCAAAATGCTCATATACCTTCTTCCCGGACACCATATGCCCCGCATACCGCTCATCCCGGATAATCTTTGCCACCATGGACGTGTTCCAGCCGCCTTTCTTCCCCTCCGGGAACCAGTCCCGTGTACAGCCCTTTTTCTGCTTATATACCGCCGGTGTCGGCACGCCCTCTTCATTCAATATCTTCACAACCTCACTCCGCCGCATCCCCCCGCCGACCATCCGGAAGATGCGCCGCACAATGGCGGCCGCCTCCCCGTCAATGACCAGCTTATGGATATCCTCCGGGTCCTTCCGGTATCCGAAAAAGGCAAACGGCCCGATGTACTCCCCGCGCTTCATCCTGGTCTCCACTGCGCTCTTCACCTTATGGGACAGATCACGGCTGTACAGGCTGTATACAAGGTTCTTGAAAGCCACGTCAATGCTGCCTGTCTGCCCGTTCAGTGAAGCGCTGTCGTACCCGTCGTCATTCACGGAGACAACCCTTATTCCCAGGAAAGGGAAGACCTGCTCCAGCAGGTTCCCTACCTCCACATAGTTCCTCCCAAGCCGTGACAGGTCCTTCACCACGATGCACCCGACCTTCCCGGCCCGGCACTGCATGATCATCTCCTGGAAACCGGGGCGGTCCAGATTCCTGCCCGTATACCCGTCATCCAGGAACTCCTTTACAGAAGCCCCCGCAAAATCCTCATGACCGGAAATATACTTTTTCAAAAGCGCCCTCTGGTTGGTGATGCTGTTACTCTCTTCTTTCCCATCCTGTATATCGTCATCTTCCAGGGAAATCCGGATATACATTGCCACTGTATTTTCCATGCCCATCCTATCTCTCCATCCTGCGCAGAATCTCTTCACGCCCCAGAAGGGACGCTTCCAGTCTCCTGCCCTCGAAAACCCGTACTTCTTCCACAAAACACTCCGCCATCTGCCTGTCCAGCTTTCCGGCTGACAGCCATTTTTTAAGCCGTGCCTCCGCCGCCGGCCCCTGCGCCTTTTTCCTGCTGTCTTCCCATTCCCGGAGCAGCCGTTCCCTTTCCTGTCCCAGTTTCTCCTTCCTCCCAAGAAACTCCTTCCGCATCAGAAGATAATCTGCATTGTCCAGAATCCCGTCCGCAGCGTCCTGGTATAAGTCTGCCAGCTTCACGTCAAGGCTTTTCAGTTCCCGCTCCGCTTTCCGGATCTCCGCTTCCTGCATATCCCTCTCCGAAGGAGCAGGCTCCTGTGCGGATATCCCGTCTTCCAGCATCTGCCGGATGCAGGCTTTTATCTCCCCCAGCACAAACGCTTCCACTTCTGCCTTATCCACCCTGCCCTTATTCGTGCAGACGGCATCCCGCAGCGTCTGGTATCCCCGGCAGTAGTACACCCTCGTCACTTTCCCGTTCCGCATGGTCTGGGAAAGGTTGAAGGTCTTCCCGCAGCGCCCGCACCGCATATACCCTTTCAGGTAATTCTCTTCCTTATGCTCACTAATCCGGCTCTTCTCCCGCCTCTCTGCCTGCTCCTTCTGCCTCCCTTCCAGAATCCCCTGCACCTGGAAAAACAGCTCCCTGTCCACCACCGGCTCATGGGTATTCTCCGCCACAATCCACTCCGACTTATCCGTATGATACTTCGGAATATTATTGCACAGTTCCTGCCGCTCCTTCCCCTGCACCATATCCCCGATATACGCCCGGTTCGTAAGAATAGTCTTTACGGCAGCCCTGCCCCATCTGGAATCCTTATACCGCTCCGACTTTGTAACGCCGATACTGTGACGATACTTCCTTGGGCAGTCAATCCCGTCACCGTCCAGTATCCGCACGATCTTATCTATGCCCACCCCGTCCGCATACAGCCGGAAAATCCTGCGCACCACCGGAGCCGCCGTCTCATCCACCACAAACCGGTTCTTATTTTCCTTTGATTTTAAATACCCATATGGAGCCGCCAGCCCGATAAACTCCCCGTTCCTCTGCTTTGTCCGGAATGCGGAAATAATCTTCCTGGAAATATCTTTGGAATACACATCATTTACAAGATTCTTTATGGAAGCTGCCATAGCCCCCATCCCGTCACCGCTTGCGGTGTCAAAGCTGTCCGTCACCGCCACAAGCCGAATATTCAGGAAAGAAAACACATTCTCGATCAGGTTCCCGGTCTCAATATAATTCCTTCCAAGCCGTGACAGGTCCTTCACCACGATGCAGTCAATCTTCCCCCTCTTTGCGTCCTCCATCAGCTGTGTAAACCCCGGACGCTCAAAATTGGTTCCGGTAAACCCGAAATCCGAATACGTTTCCGCTAGCACCATATCTGCCCGGTCTTCCACAAACCTTTTCAGGAAATACACCTGCGTCTCCAGCGTTTCCTCTCCGCTGGCTTCATTGGAAAGCCTTGCATAGATGCCGGCCTTATAAATCCCTTTCCCTGCCGGAGCCTCAGTTTCCACAGTCCCCGCAATCCTGCTCTTCCTCGCCATTTATGAGACCTCCCTTCCGTCCGCTTCCAAAAGACTTTCTGCGTTCTCCGCAAGCTCCAGCGCTTCCCTGTACCGGTCCTCATATCTGAAACGCATCTCGATCCGCTTATCCTCATACACCCGTATCTCTTCAATCAGCTCCACCACCACGCTCCGTACAAGAAACCGGATGCCTTTATTCTTCACGAACCCTTCAATCCACTCATGCCGTTTCCCTTCCCTCTGCGCAAGCCGTTCCGCCTCCTGTTTGAGCTGTGACGCAGAAGCAAGCGCTGACTTCCTCCTGCCCTCAAACTCCTGCCGGATAGAGGCATATTCCTCCTTGGTGATCAGCCCGTCTTTCAGGTCCTCATAAGCCGACACTTTCAGGCGCTCATACTTCCCGGCCTCTTCTTCCATCTGCACCATGCGCAGTTCCAGGCGCTTCACATCAGCATCCTGCATAGGTAGCGTCCCGATATAATCCAGGATGTCCTTCAATTCAGCCAGCCGGTCAATATGGCACCGCAGGCTTTCCGTCACCGCCTCCGTCAGTTCCTCTTCCTTTATCCGGTGCCCGGTACAGGTGCCTTCCCGCTTATTGGCGGAACACATATAATACACATATTTCCTCCCCGCCACCGTGGACACTTTCCGGGACATCTGCCGCCCGCAGTCGCCGCAGACCGCAATGCCGGAGAACAGATACACATGCCCCTTATCCGGCGCCACTCTGGTATCCTTCAAAAGAAGCCCCTGCACCGTTTCAAATTCCTCCCTTGGAATGATGGCCTCAAACGCATCCTCGATACGCACCCAGTCCGCCTCATCCTTCACCACGGCCTTCTTCACCTTATAGTTCGGCGTGGTAGACTTCCCCTGGACCAGAGTACCCGTATAGCACTCATTGGACAGAATCCGGGACACCGCCACAGCGCTCCACTGCATCTCTTTCCCCGTCCGGAACTTCACCCGGTATCTGCTTCCGCAGCTCTTCTTATACGCCGCCGGGCACAGCACCCCTGCCCGGTTCAGCCGGTCCGCGATCCCCTGCTGGCTCATGCCTGCCCGCTTCCATGCATAGATATCCCTGACCACTTTCGCCGCATACTCGTCCACCACGATCCGGTTATGGTCCCTCTCGTCTTTCCGATATCCGAACACGGTAAAAGAGCCGATAAACTCTCCTTTTCTCCGCTTGATGTCCAGATGGCTCCGTATCTTGATGGAAATGTCACGGCAGTAAGCGTCATTTATTAAATTTTTGAACGGTATCACGATCTCATCCGTCTGCGACTTCCCCGCCAGGCTGTCGTATCCGTCATTGACGGCAATAAAACGCACCCCCAGCATAGGGAATATCTTCTCAATATACCTGCCGGATTCAATATAGTTCCTCCCGAACCGGGACAGATCCTTGACCACCACGCAGTCCACTTTCCCCTGCCGGATATCCTCCAGCATCAGCTGAAAAGCCGGACGCTCAAAATCCACCCCGCTGTAGCCGTCGTCCACACGTTCCGAAACAACCCTGATATCTGCTTTGTCTTTCAGGAAATCCTTGATGAGCTCCCTCTGGTTGGAGATGCTGTTGCTCTCCGTCCTGGAAGCGTCAGAAACATCGCCATCCTCTTTAGAAAGCCTCACATAGATGGCGGCATTGTAGATATGTCTTTCTTTCATACGCAAACCTCCTGCATTTTATTAAGGCGGATGCCCCAATAAAATCTCCGGCGGCCTGCACTTCTTAGCCCTGCAACCACTATAACACACATCCTTTCAAACATCCAGCGCTAAAATAAAGAAAACCGGGCCTATTTCAGCCCGGCAAGCATCCGCTCAAACCTTTCCCCGAAACTCCCTCCGTTTTCGGAAAACACGGTCTTCACCACCACGTCCCCCACCCGGAAGCAGTACGGGTTCTTCACCTTCCCTATAAACCTCTTAATCCGTTCCTCCGCCGGAATCCCCTGCTCCACCGGGACCTCCCGGATATCCACAAGCCCCTCTCTGTCAACACTTCTTACATCCACACTTTTCAGCGCATCCAGCTCCTTTGCCGTCATAGCCTGTTTACCTGTCCTTTCCTGAATTCATACCAACGGCATGGTATGTACCGCTGGGGAATCCCCGGCTGATGCGCAAAAAAAGAAGGCATTCTGGTTGGGATTTCTTCCGGGGCGGCCCTGCACGGCGCGATTGAACTGGCAAAGCGCCCGGAGAATGAGGGAAAGGTGATCGTAGC